CAAAAAGAAAGCTTCTCCATATAAAACTATCATCTCTAAAGAAATGATATTATTTGAATTTATTGCGTTCTCCAAATTTCTAGCTGAGTATATGGGGAACTCTAAAGAGTCTACATAATTACATAAATGATAAAAACAAGAAAAAAATATTTTATCAGAAACCGTAGGATCCTGAACAAAATATTTTTTAAACAAAAAATCTATATTCATGAAATTGTTAACAAATTAAGCATCTCACTAGTAGAAACTACACTTGTATCATTTATAAAACCTGATTTTTTCAATAAAACTTGAACATTTACTTTTGTAGATAATGTTTTCATTATTTCATCTTCAAATAAATTATTGAAGTTTATTGTTAATATACCATTATTATCGATATAAACACCAATTCTATTATCTATTAATAATGCCGAGTACCCATCTATTACTGTCGTTTCTAAGTTGGGAGAAAATGCTTGTGCAGAAATTGAAAACCTAACTTGGTTTTTTTCTAAAGCATCCGCTTGAACAAATGTTCCATCAGAGAATCTCAACGCTTTATATCCTTTTGATGTTTTACCATCTACATCTTCTGACACAAAACATTCAAATATATTTAAATATCTTTCATAACCATCTATTTGATTAGGTATTTGAAGTATAATTGTTGTTGATTCAAAATCTAATTTATGTAAACCGTTTAATGTTTTTACATCACCAGTTAAAAATAAATCACCATCAATAAACTTAGAAGATTTAGTTACACTTAGATCCGTTGGTATTGGGTAAACTATTTGAGTATTGTGCGTTTGTGTTTGAGTGATATTTGAACTTAATGCAACTGGAATGTATTTCTCTTTATTTAAAATAGAAATATACTCTTCTCTCCAGTTTAATATTGTAGTTAATGAAGATGATAAAGTTGTTGTTGTAAAATCAAAACCAGAGAAAGAAACATCACTAGCAAACAAATCAGTTGTTTGATGCAAAGAGCTTCTCAATCCGCTATAATAGTCGTCATTTCTATCAACAAATGAAGTTAATACCAATTCTATAACTTCAAAAGAATCTCCAATTTTACCTAAAACATTGGATTTGTTAATGTAATTAGATATTGCATTTATATCTGTACCAGTTACAGACATACTGTCATTTACATCACATTGTAAAAATTGCAAATATTTATCTTTATTTAGATAATATTTTCTTAAAGTCAAAGTGTCAGTGGCAACGTCTATTGCTTCTATAATAAACCCACCATAATTCTCAATTGTTGTAGATTTTTCTAACAACACCGTATATCCATCTATTGCCCCCAATCCTGATAAAGAAACATTTGTGCTTGAAAAATAACACAAGCTTGGATTTATTGGGTCAGCAACAACATAGCCGTCAGTATCGGAAGATATAGCGGTGCCAGTTGGGCTTAATATCTTAAAAGATACACCGGAATCATTTACGAATGGGTTTATGTAAGACGAATACGAATTTTCATATGTATATATTGGACCGGCAGAAATACTAGTAACAGCTGGTGGGGCTTTTGATAAATTTAATCCTAAAAATTTATTCGCTTCAATCAAGTCAACAGATGTAACGTATTGATCTTTATTCAAATCACCGTATCTTAATTGATGTATTATTGCATTTGATACTTTATAAGAGTTAGATGTGTTTGCTGTTCTTGGCAATATTTTTGAACCAACAACTTTTCCATTTAAAATTTGAGCTTTTAAATTAACAGAAGAAGTGTTGTATTTAGGTGATGATGGATCATCATTTACTTTAATAAAATAAGAATTACCAATCATACCAAATGAATTCGATGAAAAAGAAATAATAGGAGATGAATCCAATGTTTTTCTATTTTTATCTGCTATGGTAGCGGTGACCAATGGATCAGAGCTGTAATTTATATTACTTAATTCACTTAACAAAGAAACGCTTGGTATATTTTCTTTTTGAGAAAATATTGGCTGACCAGTTCTTTGATCTTGTACAATATTGCTTTTCTCTAAATTTGTAGAAAAATAAGAATAATAAACAGAGTTTCCTAAAAAGCTTAGATTATTCAAACTAAAGTCATAATTTGTGTTTGATACCGTTTTATATTTTGGAATAGAAACCCCAACCCCGGCATCATAATATTGACCATCTGAAACTTTAACGGAATCACTGAATAATTCAAACCACAAATTCTCTGTTGAAATGTCAACCCAAGTATCATTATTAAAAGTTGTAAATCTTAAATTATCATCAGAATTTGATGTTATTTCAAAAAGCAAATCACATTTATCCGCAGTACCACTTCTTCTTAAAACAAATGCATAGTAATTATCTTTAATCGTTGATACAGCAACTGCACTATTTGAAAACACAAAATCTACAGGCTGTGGTACACCAGATAATTGAATTCCTCGTTCTAATAATGAATTATAATTGAAACTTATTTGTGCTATTGGATTATTTGTTGGTGCAAATTCAATATCTAAATCTGGTGCTATCTCATAAGGAGAAGATACTTTTGTTTGTAGTGGCAAAATAGAAGCCACCAAATCTCCTGTCCAAGCCAAATCTGTTTCTGATCCTGGTATTAGATTTCTCACAGATACTAATGCTGTGATTTTTTGAATATTATTGGTTTTTGATTTAAATTTTTGACCAATAAATGATGTTATATTGTTACTTTCTAGGATTTTAGAACCCAAAGATGTTGTGCTTATATTTAATGAAGAAACATTATATGTTGGCAAAGCAACTTGTAATAAGGCGGCTAAAGTTGGATATCCAGATAAATAAAAATCTCTCCAAAACAAACTTGGTTGTAAGTTGGAAGATGAAACGATGCTATCTCTAGAAACAAAACCGGGTTTTGCTTGTTTTACTAAAACAAAACCACCCAAATTTAATGATTGACCAGATACTCCAGAAATATCATTAAAAAGCAAAACCAAAACTTTTGTAAAATGTTTTGATGTTACTTGAGATTCGTTTTTTGAAAAAAAGAAAGTCTCATATTGTAAATCACCATTTAAATCGGTTCCAATAATTGCTACTTTTACTTTTTGAGTGATATTTACTTTTGATTCAAATAAAGATACTTCTAATTGATTTCCAAAATTTATATCAGAAACAGCGCCTTGTGGATAAATGGGGGTACCATCTAAAAACCCAATTTGCTTTCTAGAATCAAATAAAATGGTATCTATTGTGTTGTCATAGATAAACCCAGAGCCTATATGGTTATTTACAATTGAATTAATTTTATTATCAACATATAATTGTTCCGTCTCTAATTGAGAGGAGTTTACTTGTTGATTATTTGTCCATATGTTTTGCTTCGAAGAGATGCTTGTTTTTGACATATCATGATAATGCTTTATTAATGGTTTTTAAGTTTATAAATAAGAAAAACCACTTTCGTGGTTTTTCTTTTATTCGTAAGAAATAGTAAATCTACTTCTTGCTGGTTTTAATTTTTCTACTAATTTATAAATTATATCTTTTAAAATATCATAGTTTGAGATTATTTGTAACCCATCTCTTATTTTCAAAGAAAATGTATTGCTTGCATATAACGGATCTGCTAAAATTGCAAAATCTGTTACTTTTTTCTTTACAATAAAATCTTTCAACAAATATGTTGTGTAAATATCACTAACAGCTGGATAACAATTGCTTAAATTGCTATTGTAATTCGGATCGATATTTTCATTTAAAAACACAAAACCATCTCTAGATTTATTAGATAATCTTATATTTGCTAAATACGATCTACTTGGACAAGACTCTTTAATGTCTGAGCCTAGTTTTATTTTGGTTATTGGATCTCTGAAATCAACATTAAAAACATTGCTTAAACCAGAATAGTGACCAATATAGCCATCAACGGTAACAGCCTCAAGAGGCGTCGATATTCTTTCATAGCCATCTACCCAAAGTCTTAACCCTTCATTTAAAGAATCAAATATATATGAAGCTTTTACTCTATGCCAAGACCCTGCTTTCCAAGAAATAGGCGTTTCAACAACAAAAGAGTTTGTTGTGGTTTTGGCTTCGAATTTTAACATACCATATTTGTCTTTAAATATCTTTAACGAATCACCAGACGATCCAAATGGCACATATGTTATTGTTACTTTTTGTTTTTCATTTGGTAATGGACGATTTAATACAACGATTTGATTTGTATTTGTTTTATCAGAAATTGGTTTGTAATAAACAACAACTTGTGTGTTGTTTTGTGGTAATTGGTCTTTTAAATATATTTTTGTTTTAGAAGAATCCAAAAATGCATTTAAACCATAATCTTTGTTTGTTCTATCACCAACAATTTTAATTGATAAAACTTTAGATGTTGGTTTCGAAATGTCAATCTCAAAATTACTCACACTTACAACTTCTTCTTTTATAGATGAATTTAAAGAGTTTGTAATATATGAACCACCAACATACTCAACACCATTACACATAATAGAAGTAACACTATTTACAGAAGATGGTAAAACAATAATATTTTTTGTATCAGACACTATATCTGTGGTTATAAAATTACCACATTCAAAATAACATCTTTCTTTGGGATCGTTTCTTGTATCTACACTAGGTGAACACCAAAATTCAATAGTACCTTCTTTTTGACCAATAACATCAGCATCAATTCCTTTATCAAAGAATAAGGACGAATTAAATGTATTATTTGGAGTAAAATCAGAAACTCTTAAATTAGAAATATGTTTTTCATAAAAATCAGATGTATCTAATACATTTCCATTTAAAGATAAAAAGCAGGTTGTAGAACTATCAGAAACAATTCCTTTTGGTTTATTATATTCTGATGTTGCAGTTTGATTTGTAACGGTCTCTCCAATTCTAACATCAGTTAAAGCTTTATCTAAGATTTTAACTTTCTCTAAACAACCAGCAAATGGACTTTCTTTACTTATAGAATTACCAATAATTAAATCAGTTGGATGAATTGATTTAATACCCAAATATGTTGGATATGTTATGGTATAATCACCCTTTGTAAGATAATATGGTAAATCATCTTTCATTAAATAAATGAAACCATTTTGTAAACCAGAATCTTCTTCTGTTACATTTACAATGTAATATCTTACAGAAGAAAGATTCAAAACAACTGATGTACCATCTAAATTCACAAGTGTTGCAGACTTTTTATCATCACTAACTGATGATATTTTATATTTAGATGATACCGGCGAAGTTATAACAAAAATATTACCAACATCATATGAAGAAAAGTCATCATAAACAATAGAATTAGTTATTGTTATATTTTGATTTGACTTCATAATATAAGAATATTTTATTTTTGGAGATGGATCTAATTCACTTGTTGTTATTGTATTTTTCTCAAAAACACTCAATGAACCCGCAGGTTTTGTTGGATCTAATAATTTACATGTAAATGTTAGTTGAGATAAACTAACAAAACGAGTTGTTGTGCTTAATGTTGTTGAGCTTGAAAAAGTTAATGTTTCTGTAACCGGAGTTAAACCAACATATCCATCTATTTTAACTGTACAATTTGTAAAATCAATATTATCCGAATATACTTTAGCAGATAACAATCTGCCAAAATTTGTATGTATTGGTTGATTTAAATTGTTATCAACATGAGTCAAAACACCGAGAGAAACGGATGAATTACTTAATGTGATAGCTTTATTTAAAATGTTTTTTGTAATATTAACATCAGATAAATTTATTGGTGAATTTAATTTTGTTAGCAATGATGATGTGTACCCATCTGCCCAAACATAAACGTTATCTGTGACGTATTTATGACTTAAACCATATGTATTGATATAAATTAAATCCCCCGCATATACGCCATTATAAACGGAAACATAGCCATCAAATAATTGATAATCAGGCTGATCACCACGCTCTCCAATCAACTCTCTAACATTGTCTTGTTTATAAAGATACATGTTAGTTACAGATTGATTTAGTTTGGTATTAAGATATATTGTGTTTGTCTTAACATCACTTATTAAATAAACCGTGTTATTTATATAAATAAAATCATTTTTCTTATAACCTAGATTTTCAAAGTTAATAATGTCTGTAATCACACCATTCAATACGAAATTTGTAATTGACATTGATTTTGGTATTCTAGATAAAGAATACCTATCAAAAAGATTTAATTTACTTGTTACATTTTTGTTTATTTTATTTATAGAGAATTTGGCATTTGATATTGTTTGTGATAGTGGTGATGTTAGGACTAATTTTTGACCTAAAACAGATTGTATTACATATGACCCCAAATTTGGTTCATAGATATACAACGTATCACCAGCATCTATATTAAATGAAGAGAAATTTAAACTAGAAACAACTTCTGACAATGAATTTCCAGTTGTTAAATCAATAGAACCAACAATGTCTTTGTCTTGATCAAAAACAATTGCATCAAAAGATGTTGAGTTGGCAAAAGAATTTACTATTGGCAAATCTTTTTGTCCATAGATTATTTTATTTGGAGTTTGTTTACCATCTACAAATAATCTCAAAAAGTCTTTGTTTTCTGGAGAATTCATCTTCCAAGATGCAGCCAACAAATGACTTTCACCCTTTTTCCAAGAAGAAACATCATAACTTAAATGATACAAATCTTTTGTTTGTATTTTGAAATGTAAGAAACCTAAAACGTCTTTATACAAAGACATTTTACCATCTTCAAATAATACATCAAAAACATAATGATTCACATCAGCATAAAAACTCAAATTAAAGTCAATAAATGAAGATGATGACTTTTTTAAATTAAATTTTGAATCTGAAAACGTTTGCAAAACACCATCTGTTGATTTTACATTATAAAACTTACCATTTGTGTCAATGAATATATTATAAGAATGATTTACACCATATCCGTCAGTGTAACCATCAACAACATCTATATTCCACTTATTATCTAAAAGATAGATATAAACACCATCTTTATTTTTATTTGGCGTAAAGAAATAATCAAAATCTTTTTTATTAACTGTGAAAACATTAGAATTTGGATGCTTTTCATTTGCTCCAATAAATATACTATTCGATGGCAATGCGTAACCATCTCTTAAAATTGTAATATTTACATCCGCCAAAGAATCCAAACCATCCCAACTTGGAGTTATCCAAGTTTCAAATGTACCTTCGTTTAAAGAAAGATTAGATATTGCATCTAAATTCAAACCATCTTTTTCTACAAACAAACCAAGACCAAATTTACCATTTGTATAATTAGTTTCACTTGTATTAACCGAGTTCTTATAAAGAAAAGAATCGCCTAAACTCCATTGATTAAATATACCCTCTTCAACCACGGATGGTAAATGGCTTATTATACTGGCTAAATTAGTGATACCCTGAGATGTTGGTCCTTTTACAAATGAGGATAAAGAACCAAGTAAAATATCCCTGTAATTCTCTCTATTAATATCTAAAGAAAACTGCAATAACTCATCTACTCCAACAATTGGAGCGAAATTTTGCTCTAACGAATCTCTTAACGCTCCAGCCCTGTAAGATACATAATATGTGTCACCATTTAAAATGCTTAAAGAATTTGAAAAATCTAAAACATTATCACCATATTCATAAGAAACAACTATTTCATCCGAAATGAATGTATAATCAATAAACATGTCTCCTTCTGAATATCTCGGTACAACCGAAACATTGTTGTTTATTGAAAAATTCAAAGAAACCAAAACGTCATCACCGATTTGTGGTGAATTGATACCTGGTAAAATAAAAGAAACCGAATCTCCAGTAGATATTGTTCCAGAACCATTCCATAATGGCGCCGAGTCAGATAATCTAGTTATTGTCAATGAATAATTTATATCATTTGACAAAAATGGTAAAGAAAATGGTATTTCAACTTTTTTAATAACACCTATTACTTCTGAAATAAAATCCATTTGAAATGGTAAAACTGTTATTTCATTATTTACATGTGTAGCTGGAAATAATAAAGGGTTTGTGCTCGATTTATAGTCATCAAAACTATAAACACCATATAAGTAACTTATATTTGTATAAGTTTTGGGAATAAAAGTTGTGTCAGAAAATATTCCAACTTTATTGTTGCTTTTAAAATATTGTTGATTGGTATTTCCAAAGTAAATTGGATTTAATGTCTGTGAAACATTTAGTTTTACAAAATTATCATCAAAAGAATCATATACCATTTCATATTTGTTTGATGAAGAGATATTTGATTTTAAATAAACATCTTCAATAGAAAGTATATGTTTGTTTTGTGTTTGTACGTTTGTTATTTTATAAGAAACATCTCCCAAATCATAAATAACACTTGATACAGCCACATATATAATACCATTAACATAATCAACGCAATACTCTCCAACAGACAAATTATCACCTATATAATTTGTGTTTAAAAGATATTTTTCTTTTGAAAATATTGTATTGTTTGTAAATAGTATTGATGAATCAGTAAATGACCCTATCAAATTTGCATTATTTGATGCTATATTTTTGTTTGATAGTTTTATTTTTAAAATTAAAGTGGAATATAAATTTAAAAAAGAATCATCTACAAACAAAGTTTCATTTGTTACATTTTGTAATGTTGCAAATTCTTTTGTTACCGATTTTATCTGAGGTAAATTAATTCCAGAGAAAACAATTTCATTATCATTAAAAGATTCTACTTTATAATTCTCACCAGTTGTTTGGTTGAATACTTTAAAAACATTTGTAATATAATCGTTTTTTGTTTTTATTTTTGTTGGTGATAGTAAGTTGTTTTCAACAAATTCATTTATAGCTTCTTTATGTAAAGAAGCTTTAAAGTCTTTTCCCAAAACATAGTTAATCTCATATGAAAAAGAAACTTTGAAATTTAAACCAAAAACCAACAATTCCGTATCTGGTAACAAAATAAAATCATTTAAACCATCAAATGTAAATGATTGTTTATTTACAGAGTAATCCACATCTTTATTATAAAAATAATTATAATAATATGTTGCTAGTGGTGGGTTTGTACCCGTACCATTTCTAGTAGAATCACCATAAACATATACATCACCAGTTTTGTAATCTATTGAATATTGACCAGGTAAACTTGGTAAAGCGTCTAATTTAAAAGGTATCTCTGTTACGAACGCAGGGTGAGTTGCATTTGTAAACTCTTCCAAGCCAGCAAACGCAACACCATTAAAAGAAATATCTTCTCCCAAAGAATTTGTTAAATATGAATGTTTTAAAGTGAATTTATTTGTTAGAGGTGGTAAGACTTCTCTAACAGATTGTTTTGTTGAAAAAACTTTTATATTATCTACATCTATATTTTTTTTCAAATCATTATATTGATAAGAAATTGAAATAAAAGCAATACCAACAAAAGACAAACCATCATCAATAGCTGACTGATTTAATTTTATTTGATTTGATTGTAATGATTTGTTTGATTTACCATTATTTTTATCATATTTGTTATCTAATAAACCATATCCATATTTATTTGGATCATATATAAATGTATTACCTGATAAATAGGTAAATGTAATTGATTTTAATTTTGTAACAAAATCAAAAGAAGTATTTACATTTAATGTTTGTATGTTTATGCTACCATTAAAATCTGAAGTTTCTATTTGTAATGATTCTGTTATATCAGTTGCAGATAAACAAAAAACATCACTATCACCAGTTAATTGAATAGTAGAAGATATATTGGTGTTTGTTTTATGAGGAGATACTCTTAATATTTGATAAGCATTTTCCTCAGATAATCTATCAAATGGACCTTTTCCTCTTACTTTTTCCTCATCAATAACATTAAATGTTAAATAATTTTCATTTTTAACTGATCTTATTTTATTGTATAATTTTGATATTTGATTTGAATATCCAGAAAATATTTTATTCAAAATACCAGATGTATTTTCTAAATCATATGTTGTTTGTGATAATGTGTTTTTAAAATTTTCAAAAAACACATTGCCATCTTCTATGGGTCCATAAAAGGTAAAATCCTGATCTACAAGATAACTTCCGTTTTGTGAAATAAATGTTCCATCATTTTTTAATGAAATTTTATATTTTTTAAATGGTTTTAGTGGTTGCGTGTTTAATTTTAATACATCATAAAAAATTTCATAAGAAATCAACTTCGGATCATCAGAAGATAATGAAGTTATGATTATATTTGCTGGATTTATGTTTGTTGTTAGTTCATAATTGAATTTTAATTCAATTTCTGTAGAACTAATAGCATTAACACTCAATACTCTTAAAGTTTCCATTATTATCTCGTTTCAACATTTACAAGTATATTGTTAGCAACAAAATACTCATTTTTCTGAGCAACTAATGATAGTTTTTGACCCGACTCTCCAGATTTGTTAAAATAAATAACTCTAGCCCTATCAACACCTGCTACATTATATGCCTCATTTACGGCATCTGATGCGTCAATTGTTGGATTTAATACTTTTTGATTTACAAAAGTATTTATTGCGTCTTGCACATTTTGAACAACTATATTTGATGATGACAAACTATTGCTCGCAACAACTATATTCATAGTAATATCAACTGGTATTGCTTTGGCTTGTTTTACTATAACATCATCATTAATAGGTCTAACAGCTTCCAATGCTAAAGTAACATCTCCAATTGCTTTGTTGTAATTATAAGAGATTGTTATTCTTTCATTTGGTTTTGGTGCCAAATAATCATAAGTAACTTTATATCTAGAACCAACAGTTGGCTGATTAAACGAAGTTAATATTACTTTTGTTGTCGATAAAGATATACCACCCAATGATGCAATAGAATCTATTTTTGCAAATTTTTTATTTGTATAGTTTGTACCGGATTTGCTACAATTGATTTGTTCAGAATCATTTGATATTGCTATATATCCGGATACTCTTATCCTATCTCCAATTTGTGGCTGATTAGAGTTTATAGATGAATCTATTAACTTAAATTGATATGGTGTTAAAGACGAGTCTGAATAATTATCTAAATAAATAGAATTATCTTTTATAGATATGCCATTTGTACCATAAACATTTAATGTGCTAATAACATCATCACTACTGATCGTTGTTGTGGTTACCTTTTCACATTTTATTACATTAGCCAAAAATACATTACTTGGTATTGAATCGTTTGATGTTAATTTCAAAACTCTTCTAATAACATCAGTTATGTCTTGCTTTAAACCTGTTAAAACGCTTGTATAAACAATATCTTCAAACTTAATAAGTGTTGTTCCTTTAAATAATAAACTACCTTGTATGTTATTTTGATCAGATAATGTACATGTTATTTTTGTTGGCGATTTTCTTAGTGGATTTAAATTCGTTATATTAACAAATACTTTATCAGATAAATTATATGAACCGCTTAATATAATTTTATTATTAACTACCGAAGCATCAAAACCAATTTCTTTACCATCACTTAACCTTGTAACGGATATTTGTTTTTCTTGGATTTGAGAGGTTTCAAATTTACAAGTTAATCTTTTTAAAACAGAATCATAAGCGACAATATCAAAAATACCATTATTAGAAAATGAAGCGTCACTGATTTGAAGCTTTTTATTTGTTAAATCTAATATGCTTGAAAAATTTGCATTTGTATAGCAAAAGAATGTGTTTGTCGTATCTGTTACTGTATAACCATCAACAAATGAAACATATGAATTTGAATTTGTTTCATCTTTTATAAAACCAATAAAAGAATTATCATTTGTTATTGTTTTTGCATAAACATAATAATTTGATCCATCATTTTTAATAACATCAAATGATTGTGATAAAACATTTTGTTGATATGAAAACGGCTGAAATTTAGTTATTTCTTTTTTGTTAAATAACACTATAACATCGTCATTTACAACTGGTGAGTTACTAGTAACAACAACTTGGTAATTATTAGTATTTAAAACTGAACCCAAATATCCATCAAACAATTCTGCACCATCAGACAGTCTTATGACAGAATAAATGTCTTCTTTTGTTATTTTATAATCTAAAACACTTAAATCTAAATCTACAATAAATTGTGAGAAACTATTTAATGCGACTTTTCCAAAAAATTTCTTAGGTGATGATAGTTTTGAATCAACATCAATAGATGATTTTTTAATATAAGAATTACCAAATTTAATTAATGGAAATGAATCTGCATTTAATGAATCCATCAAATTTAAATTGGCAATATAATCAACATACACATCATATTGAGAATATGAGGTTGATATATTTGTGGTTGGTATTGTTAATAAATTACCAGAAATTGAATGGTTTAAAGAAACATCCAATTCATTAAATAATACTGAGTATTTTTCATTATTTAAGGCAGTAGTGTCTGTTGGTAATATAATATATACATTATATCTTAATTGAGACGAAACTACAGTTGGTTCATTGATTATAGTTAAATCATTATCATTTGTTTTTAATTCTTTATAAGAGTTTTTTGATTTAACTCCAAATACACTGTTTACTTTTTCTGACAATAAATTTAATTTAATATATTTTCTTGTAACATAAACGCCTGAAGTCATGGTTTCAACATAACCATCTAATGATTCAAACATTTTAACAGAAACAATTGATGATATTGGGAAAGATAAATTTGTTGAATAATAGCTATTAACATTATCTTTTGTCAAAACGCACAATTCTTTTTGAATTAAATTTGAATAGCCCCAATCCACAGAATCACCAACAATTCTGGAATTATTTGTTTGTTTTAACCCATCAAAATCTGAATGTTTATCATAAGATACAATCCAAGAATAATCTACCTGTAAAATATCTGTTGGCGATGGTAAATTATTTCCTGATATTTTTACCAAACCGGAAGTATTTAATAATCCAGTGCCATTTGGGTTTTGATTTATAACAACATATCTCTCACCAGTTGTTACGTTAAAAACTCTTGTAACGTTTTGGGCTGGTGTGTGTAATAATTGTATTACAGACTTATCGCTTGTTATTGATGAGTTTTCATTTGAAATTAAAACTAATTGTTGTATGTTTGAAATGTTGCTTACATCAGAAAATGAAGTTTGATCCTGAGAGTTAAATGCACCTTTTATTTTATCTTCTTGAAAATCTGATATTTCATTTGAAATAAATGCAAATGAATCAAAACCAAATGGAGATCCAGAATAAAAGCCAGTGTCTTTTATTATTTCGTAATTACCAAATGTTCTACCATAAATGTCAGTTGTTTTTGGTTTAAAATTAGACCCGCTAGAACTCCCAGTAACTTCAATAACTGAATCAACAGGTTGTGCCGGTAAAATACCATTTGTTATATTATCAATTCTTCTTTTTGTAATACTTTTATTTTCATCTCCTGGTATTTGACCTAAAACATAATTATTTTTTGGATCAAATGCATTTCCGGTATTGCTTTTATCAATATAAATAAAACTATCTGTATTTTGAATTAAAGAACTACCCAATATAATCACATCAACTTTACCACCAGAACCCTCTGATAATATAGAATATGTTCCATCTGAATTCAAAACAGCAACTGTACCATCTCTTTGCATTAAAGGGTCACCAGGACCTATAATTAAAGCATCAGATACGCCAGATGTAGCTATTGCAGCTGATTTGTAACCTAAAGATGTTCCTACAGAAGAACCACGCAATGAAGCTAGGAATCTGTTTTTCAAAGAAACATCATCTTCTGTTGGCTGACCATTTGTAAATGCAGAAACGTTTGTTACATTCGACACACCTTGTATAGATGTGCTTTTTAAAACATATTTACTTATATTCCCACCAACACCTGGAGATGTTGCTTGTACAGGTATTTCTACTGCATACAAATCTTTTATATTCAAAAAATCTAAATCATTTTTGTATTTAGATGCGATGCTTTTATAAAAATTAGTAGCAGCTGGAGAAATAGACAATGAAGATGTTACTTGAAATGTAGCACCAGATTTTGCAGAAATTAAATCACCTTTATTTATTGCTATCGGTATATTTATTGAAGAAAAAGTCAATAAAGCTGTTCCAGTAGATGGAGAAGCTTGTTTTCTTGTTATTCCATAATTAGCAACATACTTATCCAAGTCTCCAAGTATAACATTAGCTATACCTTGTTTGCTTGACACAAGCTGCAATTCATCATATAATGCCGCAAGTTGTATGGATGGGGCATCTACAAACAAATCTCTTGCAACAGCTCCTGGTTTTACATCTAAATCAGGTTGTGATGTTCTTAGATATTCTATTAGATTTAAAATAATATCATTTACATTTTTTGAGGTAGCCATGTTGCCTTATTAAACGTTAAAAGCCACTGTGATATTAGATATTGATTTATTTATCAATTTTATATACACTTTGTAAAAAGTTGGATCAGCGGGATCTTTTGTTATTGAAATGTTGGAAATAGCATAAATCAACTCATCAGAACTAACGTTTTGATAAGTTGCTTGCTTTTCTTGTAAACTCTTTAATGTATTTAATGTATTGGTTAATTGATTTTTTGCATAATTAACCGTTATAGATTGATCCAATACTGAACCAACCATAGATTGGCTAATAAAACTACCATACCATGGAAAAATAGGATTTGAGCCGGCTTTTGTCAAAGCTATTTTTAAAGTGTCTTGTATTAGTTTTTCTTTACCAGAAACTGTTTCAAAATCTCCGTTTTTTATAGATAAATTTCCAGAAACAAGTTTTAAATCAAATGACATAAATACCCTTTGTATGTTTATGTCAAATTATTTATTATTTCCTAAAACATGAATATCTAAAACGATTTTCTCAGCCAAAGCATACATGGAATGTAAATTCTTCACATATTCTTTCATTGAAGATAAAACATCTGATTTAACTTGTGTATCAGGTATCTTTAAAATGTTTTTACACCTTGCAAAAGCAGCATCATCCAATAACCCCAAAATGTTTTCTTTTGGCAACAAATACAAAGCAGTAATGTAGCAAATAACATCCAAAATACCTAATCCGGAAAAATCACCTAAAATTCTTTCTATATTTACAAAAGACTTATTACCTTGGGAAATGTTGTTGGAACGTCTTTTTTCTGTTTTAGCTATCATTTCTTTTTTATCTGGAGAATATCTATCTGCATCACCATCCAAAAAATTAAGATAATTATCAAAAACAAATTGAGATGGATCATTATTTTTAATATTACTTAATAATAAATTATTTAAATTTTTTAATGACTCAGATAATTCTTGTTCTTTTTTGATATTGATATATTTTTTATCAACATCTGTATAGAAAAAAGAATTAACATTATTATCACCAAACAAATTTGCATCTGTTAAGTTGAAATTACTCAAATCCTTAGAAGTTATCTTGGGTAACCAGAAATTTTCAGACTGAGCTTTTGTTATTATTTCTTTTTCATATTTTAAAACAAATGCTAAACCTCTTATTTTTTTTATAGCCTCTAAAAACCGTAATTCTCTAATTTTATCATCATCTTGCTTATAAGCATCTGGGTTTATTTTAACCACTTCTCTAAACGTCTCATCTTCAGATATTATTGAAAATGTCTTGTAATAATCAGATGCTTGCTTTACAAATTCTGGAAATATTGATTTTGTAAGGCTAGAATTAAATCTTTCAGAAATAACTTTTTCTATAAAAGGTTTTTTTAAAAATTCATTATTTCTTATTTCAATATCTTCTTTTTTTAAAAATGGTTGAGCCATTCTTCGCGTTGATGGGGTTACTGAAAAATCTATTCTCGGATCAACACCTATTGGTCTTAATAGTTTAGACCTTTGAGCAGTATAATCACTTGATTCTAATATTTTTGAACCATCTTGAAATTTTAATTCAGATAAATCTAAACCACGAGAATCAAATGATAATAAATCAAAAGTTTGTTCAATTGATAAATTACTAAATAATTCTGTAGACTTGTCAAATGCAATATCTAACTTTCTTAAATTAAAAGATGTTAGTATATAATATGAACCAATATAATCTTTACTTAACGCTTCTGGTACTATTGTTTTATAATATTCTTCCCTATCAGAAAAACCATTAAGATATTCTGAAGAAAAGTTTTTTAAAATATTTATTTTTGTTTTTTGAATTTTTTCACTGTTATCATTTTTATTAAAACCAGGCGAATAATACATACCATTTTCAGAAACAATTGGTAAACCAATTAATCTGTAAAATGTATGAAGCCTACTTTCTTGTAAAGAAGAGGATTTTCTTATTTCAGAAAAATTAATAATAGTATTTGTTTTATTTAATAGATTTTCAACAGATAAAATAGGATCAGAAATATCTGTATAACTACGAAAGTTATCTATTTCTAAAATAAGTGTTTTATATAAAGAATCTACATCTACATCATGATCCAAAAATGTAGATTCTTTTTTTTGAATTTTATTATCCATTTGTTAGATCCGTTTCATCTCTTCTTTCAGCTTCGCCATTACCAATATCGTTACCATTGTTGACATTTGTATCGACAAATACATATGGTAATGATTTTATGGTTATACTAGGAGATTGAGTTAAATCATCAGGGAAAGAAATTGTTGATATAAATGATTCGTTATAAGAAACTGTAACATTACCATTTTTTGCCTGAGAAGCTGTTATGTTGATATCGAATGATAAAGTGTCTGAGTTAAATACAGGTGTTAAATAAGAGTTTTCTGTTGTAGCAAATACCTTTATTTTAGAAGCGATAACGCCACCAAAAGAAGTTGGCGCTCCTTGCATAATATTTGTAGAAGATTTATCTCTTAAATAAACTTTAATTGTTACATTTTTATTTACAAATTGTATTCTTGGCTCTAAAACAAAATCACTCTTGTAGACATCTGTTACAAATGGCAATAAATCATTTATTACATTTGTTGTTTCATTTATAGCATTTGAAATGCATGCGGATGATAATGATTGAAATTCAGAAATACCATCTATAGTAATGTTTTGTCTGAATTTATCAAATCCAATAGATATACAATCATTTAGTTTTGCAAAATCTGGTATTTTTATAGAGTTTAATACGTTTTGAATAACATTATAATCCGTAGTTAAAGCATTATCTAAAAACGCAGAATCTAAAGCAATCTCAGGAATACAACCCATAGATATTAAATTATATTCAACCAAAGATTCATGAACGATATTAAACGTATATGTACCATTTATTTCAATTTGATTAGTTGGTCTTTGATTTGTTGGATAAAACTCTTCATCTTTATGAAATAAAGAATTTATTGTTGCTATTTCATTATTTATTATAATTGGAGAACCATCTTGCTCATACGCTTGACCACCAATTAATGGTAATACTCCATTTTTATAACTTATTTTACTATTGTTTTTATCTAAATAATATGATTGTGCAATTTTGGATAAAAACACGTTTTTAATTTTTATATTTCTAGCATCACCAGATCTTCCAAACAAAGATGGATCATAAAAAACATCTAAATCTAGTAAATAAGGTATTTTATCTAAAGCAGAATCTTCTGTAAATGTTTTATCTGGGAAAAAGGTTGGCTTTGGTGATGATGTAATATCATAAGCATTATACATGTTAGAAAACGCTTGATCAATAGGCGTTTCTTTTCTTGTATCTATCATCTGCCAACTTTCATCTCTTGTTTTTGAAACAATAGAACCATTAACGGCTGAAGATTTGTTATTATAAAATAATTTGAATGTACCAGTGATCGAATCTCTTTTAACAAATTGAGGACAAACTTCAGAGTCACAGCAATCACTACCACCACCTGGTTTACATGGTGATTTTAATGATAAAGCATTGAATATATCTTTTATTGTTTGAAAAATAGATGCTATTGGAAATAAAACAACAAAAAAATTTTGAAAAGAACAAAGTATTTGTGCAAATTTATTCTTGGCAGCTTCCAAAGAATTTCTATCTCGTGTTTCTATTGCTTTTTTATATAAAGCAATATTTTTTGTTAATAATTCAAACAAAGATTGAAATAAATTAGAAAAATACTCCAAAAGAGTTAAAATAACATTTGCTAATGAAATTATTAAACTTGGTAAAGCAAACGCTGGAAATAAAGACAAAAAATCAGGCAAACATCTTCTAAATAAACGCTTTAAAGCCTTAACCATTTTAAATGGTCTTGGTATTGCGCACAAAACTTCTATTATACAAACAACAATATTTAATATTGGTAAAATAAATTTATAAACAAGCAAAAATGGTGTAAGTTTGTCTGTTATTTTTAAAACAGCATCTAACACCTGTTTGCCAGAATTAGCAGATAATGGGGCGTTAATAACACCTGGTGGCAAATTAACCTTTAAATCATTTAATAAAGCAAAAAGATCTTCAGGAAAATTTGTTGGATAAGTTGGTATACTGCCAACAGGAGATTGTGGTATCCCAAAACCTGGTATATTAGGAGCCGTTGATTTTAATGGCAAAGACTCCGTATTAATAGAGTTTGTGTCACATTTAGCCATTACTCTTCACCAATTACTTTTGGTTCCTTTGTGTTTTTTAAACTTAAATTCATTTTTTCTTTTATTTTATTTATAATATCTTCTGACAAATCTGATGCAAATGAATTTAATTTACCAGCATCTAACGAATTAACATTATGATGAACTGATACCGCTGTTATTGTTTTCCAAACATTAGAGTAAACATCTTTTTTTAAATCATCATATGAATAAATATCAGTTTCTTCAGGAAATGGTCCAATAGCTTCGTTAATAGCATGAGATAAAGTAATTAATGAAGAATCATTTGTCTCCAAACCTTGTTCTTTTGCCTCTTGAGCTTGTAAATATAATTTGTTGTATAATGTTTGTCCAACTTTTTTCATAAAACCTTAAATTGATTGACCAAAATCTTTGTTATCAACTAATCTGCCATTAAAATAAATTTGTTCCGCATCCATTCTAATAGAAGCTGATGAGTTTATGTTTATATCTTGTTTGGAAAATATCTTCAATTGACCAGGAGTCATAATAGATATTCCATCTCCATCTATACGAATTAAATGAGAGAAAACACCCTTAGTCATTACTCTTAAATCTACAACAGCATCTATTAAACCTTCTGACTTAAATCTGGAATCATAAGATAATCCAATATTGCCAACTTGTAACAATAAATTACCATCCATTGCAACTACAGCAGAATTGTCTTTTTTATCTCTACCCAAATTAGCAACCAATCCACCAGCCGTGTCTAACCACATAGATTGTTTATCAATTGTATTAGCTCCTATATTTAATTCTAAAGAACCATCCATATTGATTTGACCAGATCTACCGCCACCATTTGCATTTGAACCATATGTATCTATAGAGCTAGAAACAACATCTTTTAGATTTGATATTTTTTTAATATCAATTATCTCTTGACCAGGAACTTGATAATCTAAAAAGTCACTTTTTTGATGAATAATACATGTTGATAGTATATCATGATGAGCAGTTCCATGCATTAATGATTCGTTTGTTATTCTATCTATAGGTAATCGGTTGGAACCATCATCATTTACAGATATAGATCCACCTTTTTTACCTTTTCTTTCTTCTGAAAATGTTGCCCCATCAGCAACAAATGAATCATGAAAAATATCAAGTAAATCTTCTCTTATAATGAATTTGTTTGGATTATTATCATCTTCAGAAGAAAATGTAGAATAATTCTCATATCTAGATAATACGGGCACATTTCCAGTTTCAGATGAAGCTGGAATATTTATTTTAAATTGCCCCTCTTTATCAATATCTACGAAAAATCTAGATCTATCTTTTGCTTTGTTAGAATTGTCACTGTAATCTATATTATTATTTTCTTTTCTTGCATTTATTTCAAAATGATACGCAATACCTTTTCTATGTTTTCTTTTTAATTCTTCAAAAACTTTTTCTTTATTTTTCTCAGATTCTGATTCATTTTTTAATGTTATATTGTCTTTATTTAAAGATATAGGGTATCTATTTAAATCTAAAACATTACCAAATGTATCTACAACTGTACCTTTTATCTCTTCTATCAATTCATTTGGGTACTCTAATGATAAAGATAAACAATTTGCTTTGTTTAAATGTCTATTTTCTAATTTGTATTCTTTTTTAGCTTCTTTGTTTTCATTGTATTTTGATTTTTCAATAGAAAAAGACTCTATATTTACTTTTTTATCAAATTCATATGTTAAAGATCTATTTTCAACAAATGCAGGGTTTTTTGATTTTGATTGAAGTAAAAAATTAGATGTAACAGAAGGGTCTAACCCAATAGTAACAAGAGATTTATCAAACAAAACAGATGTTTGCCTGTTTGTGTAAATAGAAGAATTGTTTTTGTCTCTTTTAATCAAACCATTTACATTAATTGTACCAGAAGTTACATTTAATTGTTGATCGTAATTTAATTCAAATAACTCATTATTTAATGCGTGAGAAAAATGAGCATATGCCCTATCTGAACCTATAACTACTTCATTTTTGTTAGATAACAGTATCTTATTAAAATCAGAATTTTGTATAACAAATTCTTTATCATTTAATTCTGGGATAAGATTTTCATTTGTTCCATAAAAAGAAACGAAAAAATACTCACCACCAGAACCCATACCCAAAACAACTTGACTACCAACAGATGGTAATGAACCGGCAAATACACCATTTTTATAAAATGTTGCATAAGGTATTTTTACGGAAACAGTTGTGGATGTTTTGCTTTGAACAATAGAATTAATGTAATCCAAAGAAACTAACATGTTTCCATTGGAAACATCAAAATCTTTAATTGTTCCTATTTTTAATAGACCATAGCTTTCTTCAAACATTTACAGATCCGTTCTCAAAAATAATATAACAATCAATTATATTACCAAATAAATCATTTACATCTTTAGAGGTGAAATTAATATCATTATATGCAGAATTTATTTTAACATATTCACTTCTAGCCTTACCCCAAGCAGCTTGAGATGGTGAACTTTCATTTATATCTATGAATTTCAAAGATAAATTGCTTGGATTAAATGTATTTGTTTTTTTAAATTCTTTTGAAAAAAGATTATTTAATAATGTAATAAAACCAGAACCATTTAACAATGCAAAAAGCTCAGAAGAATAAACTCGTAGCTCCAACTTTGGAATAGATATAAATTGATCATTTTTAGATTCATATCCACGAACCCTGTCATCTAAATTAGATTTAGATATTTGATTTAAAGTTGTTTTGTTTGAATTTGCAATAGCAGCTTTCAATAAAACATAAAGTTTGTCTAATGTAGATTTGTTAAAATCATCATATAAACCAAAATTATTATCTTTTTTATTTAATGATAATACGCCCATCGAACCCTTTGTTTGGTCACGATAAACAACAAAATCATTTTTTGTAGCATTATTATATAATGTTTTACCAATAACATCCAAAGAAGTAGGAATATATTCTCCAGGTGTGTGACCATACGAAACAGTCAACGTTGTTGTAAACGAAGAGTTAACAGAAAAATTATGTGTAACAGTTTCTATATAAAACAATAGATTTTTTTGTGGTAAATAAATTACCTCACCAGGTTGCATGTATTCATTACCAATAATATTTATTGTTCCTTTTAATATATCTTTCCTGGCTTTACTTAATAAATAAGCAGCATATGGGGCGCATTGATTTTCTGCTGATGTAAATGCTGGTACTTTTACAGTTTGAGCATTTGTATTAAAACCATACATATGCCACATATCATAATCAATAGCCGCAGCTGTAACCAAACCACCATTATCAAATGCTGTGTTTGGTAATGAACTACTTACATAATCACCAAGAACACCAGAAACTTGAACATAAGTGTATGGAGGCTCTTGTTCTGATATGTTAAATCCAGTTATAACTGAATTGCTTAAAACATATCTTTTACCAGAACCAGGTCCCAAATCATCGACACTTTCATCTTCAATTAATCCGGAAAAAAATCCATTTGTTCCACTATCTATCAAATCAGATAAATATCCTTTTGTATTTGAAGATAAATTATTAAAAGAATTAGATAAAGAAGAATATGGGGTGTTACCAGAAGTTAATGAGTTTATTTTAGAAGCTTCTTTTATTTTTCTAAAAGCTTTTGATAAAATATCAATGCTTTTTTGTCTTGATGATATTGCGTTTTGTAATTTTTTAGAAGCAGAAATAAAATCAAAAGATCCTAATACTTTATTGTTATTTATAAATTCGTTTATTATTTCTTGTTGTAAATCTCTTCCTGTTTTTAATTTTAATCTATTAATAATTGTTTTTGTGTAACTATTAAAAATAGAATCAATATTTAATTTATTATTTATAAAATTTTGTATTGTTCCATTTTGAGATGTAATGCCTTTTATTAATTGCGCAGTTCCTAATATGTTTTTTAATTTTCTTTGATTTTTAATCGCATCAAAAGTAATATCTAATGATTTTTCTAAAGAAGAAATATCATCTTTAGATTTTAACAAATCATCAAGATAAGAAATAATACCATTTGTATCAGAAATAAATGCAAATGAATTTATTGCTTTAGAATATTTATTTATAAATTCTTGCACTTGATCATCAGAATATGCTGATGGTTTGCATATAATAGATGCGTATAATCTTATTTCATCTTCTATAATTTCTAGTTGCGTTAATTGATTCTTTATTTGATCTTTAAATAAATTTTCAAGAAATTTTGGAAATAAAGTTATTCCTCTTTGTTTTGAAACTTCCAACATTCTGTAAAAAACAGAGCTTGGTATTTTATTGTATTTAGGAGTTCTAACTCTTATATGACCTTGTGTATCACTAAATACTTCTAAATCTAATAAATGTGCAATAGAAACTATTTTAGAATATGTATCTAAATATCCATTAACAGAATTATATGTATCTATTGTGTTTTGTATTTGTTTTTCAAATGCTTGTATATCTAAATTATAATCATAATCATCATCAACAATAAAAAGATTATTATCAGAATTTTCTCTTACTTTTCTAGAAACTCTTCTTGTTAATGAATTTATTTTTTTAGATACTTTTTTTCTTGCTTTGTTCTTATCAGAAGCATTCTTTGCTCCAAAATAACCATAATCATCTTCATATAAATCAATGTCATTACCAATAACACGGAAATCTTCTGAATTTAATGATTCAGATATTGCATTTGATAATGCATCAATTTCTAATTGTTTAGAAGTTAATTCATTTGTATCAAATTTAGTTGTCGCACCTTGATTTGAGTTTGTAAGATAATAAATAGATTGTAAATTGCTCGCTATTTCCGCAAGCCTTTCAGCATTGCTTGTTGCTTGTTGTTGGGTGATATAAAGATTTACAACATCAGAAGCACTTACACTTTGACCTTTAAATGGTAAAAAGTTACCCCAAGTTTGATTTGTTTTTACCAAATCATTCTCTAATGTTTGATAATATAAATCAGAATTTAAAGAAGTTTCTTTTGTTGCTTTGTAATAATTGTAATAATTATATGGTGTTCCAGTTACACACAAAGAAATGATATTCATAATATCTTGACCAATAAATGGATCGGATAATCTTGTTCTCCCAGTGTAAAAAGATTCATTATAATTTGAAGAATTACCAAATTGAGTAATTACGCCTATACCTTGCTTCCATCTGTATAACAAACCATCTGGAGCGTACATTATATTTTTTATCTTACCATCAGGTCCTATATCGGCATCAGATATGGTAGAATCTATTGTCGCTTTTGTTCCAGAATTATTACCAAAAGATAATTTGGCTAAACTGTTTTCATAAGAAGAAGATAATAATTTTTTATTAACATCCAAAAATTCCGGAGTTTTATCTTTAAACGAATAATTAATATCATCAAATGATGATTTAAATGGCGTTAATGGATCAAAAAAAGCTCCATTGAATTGTGATAACCCAGGATTAAAATTTACTTTGCCTTTTTTCAAATAAGTTGTCATATCTGAAAATGCAACAGAAACACTGTATGTTTCTGCGGTTGCAGATGATGATGCTGACGTGACTAAACCACCAAAAACATGTGTACCAGCTGAGTCTTTTACAAAATAATCCCTATAAAATGCCCAAAGTGCTTTTGGCATTTCTGGAAAACCAAATAATAATTGTTCAATATCATTTTCAGGATTATCTAAAACAAATCGTGAAAGATCATTTCCTACATTATAAGATAATGTCGATAACTTGTCAAATAAAGTTACACCATTTAATGTTTCTTTTATTCCTTTAAGTAATACTTCATCTTTTGTTTGTCTTGATTTTAAGTAAATGTGAATTTCATCCATTGGCTGAATTATATTCTTACCAAGAAAATGAAGATTCATTTTTCTTCTTATAAAATTTGTTTTTTCATTATAAATTCTACCAGCAGAAGATATGTCATTTTGAATTAACATATTTCTATAAATTAAAGCAATTATATCAGCAAAAACATCTTCTTCAGATTTGTTTAAACCTTTTTGACCTAATGGTCCAGTTATTTTACTATCATCAAAAACCAAAACACTGTCACTTGGTTTTGAAAATAAACTACTTATACTTATAGAAGAAGCTTTGCTGTCATCAAACAAAATCTCTTCACCAGTTGTTAAAATTGCAGATACTTTTCTTCCAACTACAGGTTGGGATGAGTAGTAAAATGTAATATCTGGCGCACCTCTACCTTTTCTTAAAGATGATAGTACTTGTTTTTTTAATTCTATTGTTTCTTCAAAATCTTTTTGATTTATAGAAGTCAAATAAATAGAACCTCTACCAAATACCGAAGATATCGCTGCCTCGATATCGTTTTCCTTAATTGTACTCAAATCATAAGGATCAGCTAAACTCAAACTCCCCGTTTGAGTAACGTTTTTAACTGAACATGATGTGTTTAAATTTGTAAAATTAGTTAACTCAAAAACACCTGTGTCATTTGAACTTAAAGATGAATTAATAAATGGATCGAATAAATTATAATTCTTTGTAATCCATGTTGTTGTTTTGTTTTGAGCATAAAACGCTAACGTTTGCTTTACCTTAGATAAAAGCGTACCAGCACCAGCTGCTAAAGAAATACTATCTCCAATTAAAATACCAGCATCCGAATTAGGTTGAAAAAACAAAGACGATTCGCCACTTAATGATTCCAAAGAATTAGAAAGAGTTGGTAAAAGCGAAATGTCTAAATAACCACAATCTTCAACAATTTGTTGTAGTTTTGTTAACTTTTCATACGAAGATATTTGTTTTGCTTTATTTGAAAATAGTTTTTTTGAAGCTAATACAAATAAATACTCGTCATTATCCAAATATTCTTCTTTATAGTTTTCTTTTAAAGAAGAAAACATTCTTTTTTTAACTAGCACTGTGGCTTCAGGTTGGTTCCAAACAACTTCTTTTCTTTTTGCATTTGTTTTGAAAAAGTTATTATTTAAAAACCCCTCTTCAACATATTGCCTTTGCTCTGTTTGATCTATATTCTTACCAAAAGAACCTAAATTGTCATAAAAATTACCACTTACAGGCGCTCCATTTATTGCAGATTCACCAAATTGCTGTGTTAATTGTTTGTCAAAAAAACTAAAAACATCTTTATATGAATTCATTATCTTCCTGTAACATTTCTTTGCAATTGAGTGATTGTTCTCACAGTTGATGGCGTGCTTACGATTTGTTTTCTATTAGGGATAATATCTCTTTGATAAGAACCATCATCTTCAAATGAATATGGAGAATTACCAGGCTCTCCATTTGGAGATTTGTGCCATGGTAAGTAATTGTATCTATAACCCCTTCTTTGTGTTATTGAAAAACCTAAATTGTATGTATAAAGAAAATTATCATTTCTTTCTGTAAAAGAAAAACTTGTAAAATAACCTCTAAACACCCAACCCGAATAATATATCTCAACACCAAATGCACTTTCAGCCAAAGATGGAGGGTCTGGTATTTGAGATATTTGTGTATTACTATTTGCGCCCAATAAAGACGAACCTAACCCTAGTATGTTTTGAATGCTAGAGTTATCACCACCTAAAATGGAAGCTGATGAGTCTATTATATTCTTAGCGGTAACATCTGCTATATTTGTGTAATTCTGTTGGGATAGTAATAGACCTGTTTTATCAATGGCGTATTGTTCACTTCTATACGCCTCATTTAAAGCATTTATACCCTCAACAGCTGATGAGCCGGTGTTTCCATTAATATTTAGTGTACCAAGGTTTTCGCCCCAATAGTTGATGGAGTACCCACCTTTTGTTGCAGTTGGTGTTATAACTTTGGGAAAGCTATAAACAATATCAGATGGGTTTATGTAAAATTTAAAAACACCAACATTAGGTAGAAATACATGTATAACGTTTCTATCAGAAATAGAGCTTATATCTCTATTTGAAATAACATAAGATGAAGGCAAAGATGCGCCTGATGTTGTCTTACCAGCTGAGGTGATAGTTTGATTATCTGAATAAACTGCCTCAGGTAATAGATCGGATGTTTTCATTTTTTACCTTTTTCCCGCTTGGAATACTGGATGTGGTTCATTATCTAAATGTTTCTTGTGGCACTCTGCACAAACATAAGCCACATTTACATCAATTTGAGAATTCTTTATTTCTTCTACGTTATTCTCACTAGTCTTTTCTTTTATTACCGGCTCAGTAATAACCTGTGGTTGTATTTGGTTTTGTTTTATTTTTTTAACAAAATCATTTGTATTTACAGAGTTTTGAATTTCATTTAACATATTTTTATACACATCTTCTAATATATCTGTTGATGTGTTTAAAACCTTCATTAATCTTTCATTATTTACTTTCCGCATTCTTTCATATACAACCGCAACGCCATTTTTATCAACTGCATCTTCTTTGTTGTTTTTATTGAAATAATCAGCTTGCATGTCTGATTCAGATTTGTTCATTCTCATTGAATCTAAGAAAACTTCTTGATTATTTTTTACTTTTTCATTTTTAGAATAAAATGGTGAGAACTCATTTAAAACGATTCTTCCTTGATTATAAGCCTCTGCATTTTCACGATTTCTATTTGTAATAGCCGCTTGAGTTAATGGATTCATGGACATTTCTGCTTCTATTTGTCCATACATCATATTTTTCTTAAAAGCATCTTCTGTGGAAAAATTCTGAGAAGCCATATATTGTGATCCGGTTTGTTTTTTAGACATTGCAGACAATATACGTTCGGCTTCTTGTTGATTATTAGCCATTTTAAGAGGACCAGATGTAAGCATTGTTAGTTGTTTTTGATATTGTGCAGCTGCATTTTCACTTGATGCTGCGTCATCCAAACTAACTATTTTACCAAATTGTTTATTTAATGCTTGTTGTACCTTATTAAAAACCTCATCTAATTTACCATCTCTAATTAGCTTTTCAATTTGAAAGGCTCCTTTTAATCCTCCTGGACCGCCTGTTTGAGAAGATAAAAATGCTCTTTGTGCAACATCCAAATTAGATATGCTACTTGTCATTTGTTGTATAATGCCAAGTGATTGCTGAGCTGTTAAACCAGATTCTCTTAATGATTGAAAATTTCCAACAATTATTTTAGAAGCAGCAGAAGATACATCTCCTGTCATTTTAAAAGAGTCTTGTATATTTGTTAAAGCTTTATTCACATCTTCTGGTGAAGCTTTTATTTGATCAGATACGTTTCGAATTTGAGACAATGCTTTTATTGCTTGTTCATTTTTATCTTTATCAGTTTCTAATGAGAACTTTGTATTTGATACTTGTTGTATTTTTTCTTTAATTTGATTAATAGTTTCTGAGTAACCCAAACCAGTTGCAGAGCCTATTTTTAATACAGCTTCTAATGATGTAAATGAATTTTTACCATCAGATATTGTATTAGTAATGTTGGTCATGCCGCCAGCAATTTTTGCCAAATCATTAGCATATTGTCTTGTTTCTTCTGGTCGTAAATTTTGTAACACAGATGTTCTAGCAATATAATCATTATAAACAGATACTTTTTTATAAAGATCTAAATATGAATTTTTTAAATTGTCTACGGATGATGTATCAAAATATTGTGTAAATTGACCTGAAGATTTGGCTATGTTTGCGAAATTTTGATTTAATTGTGTTGAAAAATCTAATTTATCACCAACTTTGGATGCTATTCCGCCTAATGAATTTATAAATCGATCAACAGTTTTTGTATCAAAAGCCATACCTAAAACGCCACTTAAACCCTTGATGCTTTCAGTAACAGAAGCCGCAGCATCTTTTGATTTAAAAAAAGACCTAGCTAAATTATCATTATTTGTAGAAAAATCTCTTGTAGCAACGCTTGCTTGACCCAAAAGACTAACTCCGGTTTTTAATAAAGAACTGTATTTATCAAAAGAAGTTGTAGCTTTTTCAGATGATTCTGAATTCATCTTTTTAGCATAAGTATTTTCATTAATTGCTTCAGTATTTTCTTTTACAGTATCTGAGTCAATTGTAATTACATTTAATGATTCATCAGCCATGATTAAACCTTAGGTCGTCTTCTTCTTGATGGTTTTGTTTCGATTTCTTGATTGTTATTTTCTATACCATTTATTATAGAGTCAAAAAAATCTGGATTGTTTTTTAATATTTCAGAAGTTTTTTCAAAAGATTCCTCCGAGGAATTAAATGAATTTTGTTCTGATTGTAGTAGATTTTGTACCGCTTTTGGATTTATAAAGGAACCTATCAAATAAGCTGAGTTTTTCGCTAATTCCAGCTGGTCATTCATATGTTGATTCCAACTATAAAATAACCATTGTTTTTTTACAGGATCCATTTCTGTGATAATATCATCATCAGGATCACAATTGTATTTCTCAGTCAAATAAAAGATAAATTTATGATAAGGCTCCTCTGTTATTTTTTTATTTCATCACTCAAATTGTCAACATTTTCATTTATTTTTTTATCTAATTCAGATTGCATTTCTGATTGAACTTTTGCTAATTTACCACTTAATGCAACTTCGAAATTTTCTATAAAAGAAAATTTTTCCTCAATTTTCTCATCATAACTCAGATGTTTAATTCCCAAAAATTCATCTATAGGTATGCCTGATATTTCTTTCAAAGAATAAGCTAATTTAAAACAATCTAAATTAAATTCATATTCCAATTGCGTGTTAGAAGTTGATTTTAATTGTGCTTTCATGAAAATTTCTTTTAATTCTTTTACTTTTAATGTTCTTAAAGTAAATTCATTTTCATTTATTTTTACTTTTGTTGTTTCAACATACATTCCCAACAAAAGCTCTACTCTTTTTCTTGCTTGCTCGCTTAATTCTTTCATAACTCTCCAATTATTTTATACAATTTTTTTATTTTATCATCATTTGTCTCTACTTCTACAGGAATCATATCTAAAATAACTTCGTATTCTTTATTTTTAGATTCAACAACTTCTTCAGAATCAGAAATGATAATAATATCATATTGCATATCAAAATAACAAAAAATGACCGATAACTCGGTCATTTTTGCATTTCTTTTGTTTTATTTTAATTAAAAGATTGAGCCTTCACTCTCTCCGTTAGTAACTAAGTTGATCAAATCACCAGCAGACATAGAACCTCTTATATCTGAACCGTCAACTGTACGTTCAACGAAGTTTTTGTACAATGGAATACCAGCTTTACCAGCAGCCAAAACACCTTCTGTAACTGGTAAACCAGATCTTGTAGAAAATATTGTTTCAGCTTTATAACCGGCTGCTTCTTGAATAATCCATTCACCATCAGAATATGTGGTGTTTAATGAGTCAAAGAAAACATTTTTGATAGTTGTAGTAATATAATTTGAAGCATCGCCTTCATTTTTATCTATGATAACAATATCAAATGGATATCTTTGAGATTTTAAATGCATAAAATCTCTACCAAATGCATTAAATAAACGTAAACGATCAAATCTTACTCTTGTAATATTTCCGGAAATTGATGTGTGACCAGATGGTACGCTGTCAATAAAACCATCTCTTCCCAATTCACCTATTTGCGAAATTGTTCTTGATTCATTTACTGTCAAGCTTTTAATAGCTCCTACAGACGTGTTTCCAACTTTAATTACTATGTTTGTTGATAAGTCAACACCAGTTCTATTGTATTGACCTGCTGTTAATATGCTTGGAGTGTTTACTACTCTTGGATCTGCTGCCATATATCACCTATAAAGTTAAATTGTTCCTACAGAGACTTTGATATAAACGAAGTTAATACCATATACTGGAGCAACTTTAACTGATACTAACCATGATGTTGGATCCGCTGGGTCTCTACGTACAACAGGATCTTTGTATGCTGTGATAATTGAACCTTGCAATGATGTTAATACAGAGACTAACCTTGCAGACATAGATGCTTGTGTGTCACCAACATCTGCTTGACCAACAAAGTCATCGAATGCATTTCTTAATAATTTAGCAATTCTATCTCTAATAAACACAATGCTTATTTCGCGCTCTTCTACGAAACCTGATTGTGTGGTTGTCAAACCCCAAACAACTTTAGCTCCACCGGAAACTGGTTGACATACTGTAACACCAGATGATGCTAAGTTTGTTAAAACTCTAGTAGAGTATAATCTGCTTCTTGGAATTGTATAACCACTTAAAACTTTATTTGTTGTTGGCACTTGAATTGCTTGTTGTGCTGATAAGAAACCAGCTAATGCCGCTGCTTGATAGAAGCCGTCTAATACAACTCTTTGTCCACCAATATTTGCTAGAATTTGGTCTGGAGCCATATATACACAGCGGTATGTGCTACCAAAAGCGTCTGATACGGAGTAGTTAGAAATATCTTCAATGTTTCCTGACAATACTTCTGTTACAGAATCACCTTGGATACCTTCTAATACACCCAAATCTTCTACCGCAGCAGGTCTAACACCAGTTAAATTATCTGGAGTTAATCCTGAAATTGCACCACATATCAAAACTCTTTCTTTTCTGTTTTGAATACCACTCATCGATTTGCAATGAGCTAATGCGTTTTGGAAAATAACAGAAATTGTTTGTTTTGGAAATGTTGCAACAATGTCACACTCAAAAGCTTCCAAAGATGCTAAGGCATTAACCCAACCTGGATCGTAGAATGATGCATCTCTAGAATCAATTAAAGTAACTCTTAATTGATTACCATTTGGTACAACATTTTTGTTTACAACAACATAAGAACTTGTATCTGCTAAATCTAACACCTCATATCTTAAAGCGGATTCGATAACAAAGCTTTTTGCAATTGTTAATGTATCTGTTCCAGAATTATAAGATGTAATATCATACAAACCATTGTTTGATGTTGAACCAGATATTCTTAATTTAAAGTTTGTTGGTGTTGTTAATACTGTACCAAAATCAACAGCTGCACTTGTAAATGTTGCTGTTCCAGAAGATATAACAGCTGTTAAAGAACCGTCTGTACCAGTTCCGCCAGCGACAACTGTATTTGTAGATGGGTTTATTACAGCGAATGTAACACCTGTTTGAGTTGTGAAATCAGGGAATGTTACTGTTGAAAACTTCAAAGCACCATCAACTACTGATGTTACAACGAATGAACCGTTATTTGCAACATTTAAAGCATCAATTATTTTTAATGTTTTACCAACATATGATTGATCAAATGCTACTGATGATGTAAATAAACCATTTGTTCTTAAACCATCTCTTGCCACATAACCATCTAAACCATAAGCTACCGAAGCTGCTTGTTCAACAACTGAGTATGAATATGAGTAACCTGAAGGTACTGATGTTGAGCTTTGTACAAATGTTGATACTGTTGGTTGACCAGATTCTCCCAATGTATAGTATGCAAATTTATTTGGCAACACTTGTGTTTCTACACCTGAAGAATCAGTTGTGAAGAAGTGTATATTAGAATTTACATCTGGTGTGACACCTGCTGGTAAAGCAAACACAAAATCGTCAACATTTGTTGATGTTGCTTTAAAAGAATCAACTAATGTAAAAGATGTTCTTCTTGGCATTGCAGGTGCCGCTTGGACTGTTAAGAATCCTGGTGATGCATTTGCAAAACCTAGCGAGCTTGCTAAAGATAATGTGTTTTCTGTGTTTATAGAACCGTGTCTTGCTACAACTTGAGATAAGCCCGATAAATAAACAGGATCATTTAAGTTGGCTACTGGTATATAAGTTGCAGTTAAGGAGTCGCCTCTTGTTAGTGCCCCTGATTTTACTTTTATTGTAAAACCATCACCATCTCTATATGGAACTGCCGCTAACGAATCTTCAGTTATAGCAAACTCCAAAACACCATTAGATACCGAATAACCGTCAGCAACCCAAACAATAGGATTGCCATTTGCATCTAATTTTTGTCCAGAAACGGAACCAAATGCTAAGAATCTTGCTGTACCAGCAATTGGTGCTCCTAATGTATTTCTTTGAACCGAAACACAGCGAATAGTCCAGGTCTCAGTTGATGCGTTTAAATCAACTAAAGACAAACCAGTGATTGATCCTGCGCCTGTATTTGTTGATAATGCTTTATAAAATGCACCACCTTGATCAACTAAACCGGCTGTTTGTAATTCTAATCTACCAGTTTCTGGATCTAATCTAACATCATATTTTGAAGAAAATGGGTTTGAATCAATTGGAGACTCTAAAACATTTAAAGGTACTCCGTTTTTAAAAAGTTTTGTTCTGTTTTCAACTAATGGTGCGGCTGATAATTGAAAATGTCTGCTGTCTGAACCTTGGCTTGAGGTATAAGATGAATTCAAACCGTCACTACCACTTCCAAGAGCAGCAGAGACTAAAACTTCATCTGTAGAACCTTCGCCAATTAAAGCAGCGACACGTCCGCCTGTTGTAACTGCTACACCTTGAGTGTCTGTTACAACATCAGAATATGCACCAGGTAGAATATTTGTAGCTCCAGGTATTGATGGCATTGATAAGTCCTCGTTTAAAATACTTACATCTCAATTATAGATGTTTCTTTAACTTTTTATATGTCAAGTTATTCGTGAGTTTTGTTAATTATATATTTAAAAGCAATTCAGACAATGTTATATCTGTACTTATTGTCAAATTTGGGGCTGGAATTGAGTTTGGATTTTTCAAATCTTGAAATTCAACAATAAAAACAATAGAATTTATTATATTATTTATTGGAATTACTCTTTTCCATTCCGTACGTATTGGAAAAGATATAGTTCCTTTATATAATTTATCTTTTCTATCTTCAGTTTCTGTTAAAGAAGAAATATCCAATGGTTTTACTATTAATCCTATTTTGCATAAATCATCAAAATAAATTTCAGTTAATGCCATTGAAACCAACTCTACCAACTCATCTCTTTCGGCAATTGATCTGGCAAATACATCAATCGACATAGAGCCTTCAAAAGCTCCCTCTGTAACAATTGAAGCTGGGTAATTTATTTGTTTAGAATTACCATATCCATCTTCATATAAAATAGATTCGTATTCAACTTTACCTTGATTTCTATTTATAGAAATTGGCGTGTATTTTGAACTAGAAGATCTAACAATTATAGCAGGATAAAAAGTAATATCTTGACGAAATGATTCACCGATGAATATTCTAGTTGTTAGTTCATTATGAACCCCGGAACCTAAAGGCATATCAGTGACATCTGGTGTTTTAGGGAAACCCCAAGCATCTTGTACATAATGATAATAACTATCTTTTGAAAAATAATCTCTTAAAGTAGAAATTATCATTTCTTTGGGATAAATCAACATTGAAGATTGAACTATCCCAAATACTTTCCTTAAATCTCCGATAAAAAGATTATTTGCGCCCATATTACCAACGATATGTTAATATTGGTGATGCAAACTGTACTTTAATAGTATTAACGCCACCATTTTGTGTCACTGTATAAGTGGTAGTCAATGTTACATTTTTATTTTTATTTGTAACATAATTGCTAGAAACTAAATTATTAGAATTTTTCACCAAAGTGCCCGTTATGGCATTTGATGCTGGTAAATTGGCAGTTGTAACTGGAGGGGTAAATCTAAGTGAAGTTACATCATCTAAATAAGTGATCAAATCATATGGAGATGCATAAGTGTCATTTACTTTTGATAAAGCTGCATTTATTGTAACAGTATCATCATTATTTCCATAATCATTATAAATTGCAACCGCAACACTTGTGATTTTAACATTTGTTGGTAAAATGTCTTCTAAACATCTTTTGTTTTGTATAACAACATTTTTGTTAATATTAACAAAAACATCCAACATAGTACCACCATTTGTTATGTTTCCGCTATATCCAATTCCTGTGTCTTGACCCAAAGAATTTCCAAACTCTACACCAAATAAGTCACTTGAATAAGCAAAATCATTGTATGTTACAATGTGATACTTAGATTGATTAATATTTCTTTCAGCAGTAACTCTATTAAACACTCTATCTATTAAATCTTGAGAATCGCCAAAAGCTGATCTACCAAAAATCGTACCAAAGAATGTACCATTATCTGTTGAACCATCAGTTCTTGGTGATTCGAAATGATTATCTACTATTAAACCAATTGGATCTGTTAATGTTTTACTGGTAAAACCAGTAACTAAAACATAACCGTTGTTTAATTCACCATTTGGATTTGAGTTTCCAATAATGTTTCCAGATACATCAAATTTATTACAAGCAACAACAATTCGTGCATCGGTTTCACCATTTGAATCTGTATTTGTTACGAAATCCACAACATTATCTTTAATTTCGCAACCAACAGTAGAAATAATACCCGAATACTCGTAAGTATATGTCGTTGTAACATTGCCCAATGAATCAATTAATTCGCCTTTGTACAATTTATTTCCAATAATTTTTACATTGCTAGAACTTGAGGCAAACAAATCGCTTGTACCCAAAGCAACAATTGCATTATTATCACCAAATAAATTACCCATTGGATAATATCCATCTGCATTTTGAAACTTTCTTCTATAAGAAGATTGCCAGGCAAATAAAGCATTATCTGAAACAATGTTATAAGAATACCCTAATGATTGAGAGGATATAATCCAAGATGCTACATTTTTGTCGATAATTAAATCACCTGTGTAATGATTTGTTAAATTATCTAAATTAGATACAGAACCTGGTCTTCTAACTAATGGTTTGTATGTGTAGCCTTTATGATTCATTGAAGAAATCAATTTTACTTTGTTTTTATCTATTTTTAATATAGATTTTTTAACAACACCATCAGAATTTAATGAAGCAGTCCAATATCCTATATTTCCACAAGAGTTTTCTGATATACAACCATCAACAACTAATCCCGGATTTGGTATATATTCTTCTAAATTAGCATTTAATTTAGATAAACTTGTTACAACAATTGTACCATAATCAGAAATGTTTTTAGATATTTCAAGATTTTGAATTCTTGGTTTAACTGTATTTAATTTTGCCTCATCTAATAAGCTTGGAACATAGCTGTTTATTACAGCAACAATACCTTTAAAATCCAAACCATTTAAATTGCTTGAAGTAGCATTTGTATTTTTGAAAACATTTTCATTTATAAAACAATTCTTAATATAAGAAGATAATGAACTCATTTCCAAAACAACAAATGAACTTCTATCTAAATAAGACCCAGATTCATTTGTATAAACAAATGAGTTTCCATTTATTTTGATCGAAGATAATTGCGTTGAACAAATACCTTTAACATATCCTATTTTATAATTTATAAAATCAGAAGCCGAATAGTATTCGTCTCCAGATGATAATGGATTATAAGATAAATTAAAAGTATTATCTGAGATACTTAATTTATTTGTATCAACAAATTTAACAGCATGTGAGGCATTTGTTGTGACAGTGTTTTTATCACATTCTGCTTCTGTAGAAATAAACTCTAATGCAGAACCACGAGATAGTGTGTTGTAGTATGTAGATGTAATCGTATTTCCAACTACTTTAACTTTTGAACAATTTTCAAAACGAATAGCAGCGCCATTATCAACCGAAGTATCTCCCACATCATGTATATTAAACACAAATGTGTTATTAATTAATTTTATATTTGATCCGTTTTTAAACTCAAATATTCTTTCTCCTAAAGAATAAGAGCTAGCTAATGATGTGCCAAATGAAATTACACAATCTTCTATAGTAATATCAGATGCGCCTGCTAAAACAGCAATATTTGCATTTTCAAAGTTTAAATTCAAACCTTTCAAAGTAACTTTGCTTTTTAGACCGATGGTTGGTGCACCAAATCCAACAGGATTTGTTATTGTTATGGTTGTATTTTTCTCACCATCATATTCTTTAATTACAGAAGAGTTACCAAAATCAAAGTCATTTGTGATTGTTTCAAAACATCCGCCTAATTTTGCAGATGTAACTTCAGAAGCTTTAGACATCCACTCAAATAATGCAGATGCGGTTTTATGATTACCAAAAGAATTTGATGTGTATTTTGCAAAACCACTAGAATCACTATGTTTAGCGATTCTTTTTGCGTCTTTTATTAATAAAGTCTGAGTATTTGATGGTGGGGTTATTGCAGATTTAACCAAATAAAGAATGCATAAATTCTTTTTATTTACTATTTGATCAAATGTGTAAGCTGTTAGTTTATAAGTGGTAGAACTAACTAAATTAATAACAGTAACTACACGTTCACTGCCTTTTTCTATTGTTGGAAAACAAACCAAATCACCAGAAGAATCCAAACAAACTGCCCAGGTAATATCTAAAGCAGTTGGTATTGCGGATTCTTTAATTAAAGGAATTACAATTGAATCGGCGTCTTTTTGAACGATTTTACCATCAATTAAAGCCGAGCCGCCTTTTAATTTTATTTGACCAAGATTTGGATTTGTTGATTCTTGTTGTAATTCAAAACCTTGCAATACGCCATTTAGATTTGTAAATCTTGCGGTTGCAGATATAAAATCTAAAGCGGATGTTGTCAAATCTTTTTCACTAGTATTGCCAAAATCTCTTGTATCTTTTAAATATTCAACTTTATTTGTTGAATCATTTAATTGACAGGTTGCAATTTGCATTAATTGGTGATCATTTGATAATGAATCAAATGTTTGAATATCAATTGCTTGCAATGTAAAAGAAGAATATGTATTTGAGTTTTTAAAAATAATCTCAATATAATCAACATTAGATTGATCATATACTTTTATTTTCTCACCTATTCTACCAGAAGTGATAGGTCCAGAATTACTTAATGTTGGATAAGCATTTGGAGCTAAATATGCTGAAACAAATCCAGTTGTGGAATTTAATGCTGCAATTAGTTTTGTTTTTCTGATAGATCCATAAGAAAAACCTTTGAATTTTGGTGAGACATAGCAAATATCAACCAAACTAACATTAGAATTTCCAGTTAATGTTTGACCATTTACAGTAATACTTCCAACACCAGTATACATTCTGGCTTTTTCATGTGTGAATGTTTTGCCAAATTCATCAACATAAACTTCGAAAAATCTCTTAAATGGTGATACGTTTAAATTATCACTTGCATTTTCAGAGTTGAATCCAATAGAATCATCTCCAAAATATAATCTAACAAAACCACTTGTTAATGTGGATGATGGAGAACTGCCATTTGCATGTACAGAGTCATATACAGTTATTTCGCTGTAACCTAAACTATTACAATTGCTATAGTCTACATTTGAAATGATGTATCTACCAAAATCAACAGTGGAGCCTAAAGTTTTCTTTTGAACAGTTAAAACTTTGCCAACTTCTAATTTAGAAGTCGATAAATCTTGATAAACTCTGTATTTTGTTTCAACTCGTACACCAGGTGTTGTGGTTGCAGAAATTATCTCTGCATTCCAATATCCATCACCATATGTATCATTTATTTGATCAATATCTTTTGATAATCTATCTAATTCTACAGCATTAACATAAAAATTATTTCTTGTTAATGGTGTAAATAATTTTGTTGGTATTAAAGCTTGTTCAACAGATGAGTATGAATTTAAAGGTAATGGTGAAGCTACATTAGCCTTTCTTGGACCAAAACCTAATGGATCTTTTGCTAAAATATTGCCCGAATCAAACAAACCAACAACATTATTTGGATAATTTGTCTCGCTAGCTGTTTGATCATAAAAACCATTATTATCAACAACCCCAGATATTATAGAAAATGCAGCATTATCTATTGAATCTGTCATTGCGATACCAAACTCTCCTTTATTTGAGAATGCTTGGAATCTTAAATTATACCCTGATTTTCTAAAAGAATCATTTGTGGTTTGAACGATGCTTTCTAATGTATAGGAACCAGAAGACACTCCCAAATCACCAGTAATATCAACTGGTGGCATTACAACATAACCATCAGATGGGTTTCCTGTTGGATATAATGCCAAATAAAGATTATAATTTGTTGAGTTAATTAAATCTGGTACAAAAGAAATACCAGCAACCATTGCGTTTCTTGAAGAAATAACACTTA